GCTGCAGGTGATTTGTCCTTCATCCATGGAAAGACTGCTGGAAATCTGGTGGCGCTGCTGTCCAGCCGAATTGACTTGGTGGATCCTGACTATGAAGACGCAGAGAGCATCCAAGGCCTTTCCATCCCGTATGTGGCAACGCCATCGACCAACGGCAACGACGAATTCAAGCTGGTTTTTGCCTAGCCCGGCGCTGCGCAGCGCATTTAACCAAGGCGTAAGGCCATTTTTTTTGTTTGACTGTATGCTTGTAGCAGTCCAGTACCTCACATGACTTTTATCCGAAAGAAGGTTAAAACCTTCAAGTGGCCCGTCACGGTGGAAGAGCCGTCTGATGGCGGCACCTTTGACTCCAGCACCTTTGATGCCACGTTCAAGCGGCTGGGCCGCAGTGAGTTCGCCAAGTTGAGCGAGAAGGGCGACGTGCAGATGCTGCAGGCAGTGCTCGTCAACTGGGATGGCATGGATGATGAGGATGGCAAGCCCATTCCGTTCTCCCAGGCAGCCGTCAAAGAATTCGCTGATGATCCCTACTGGATCCGTGGTGTACTGAAGGCTTACACCGAGACCTTCAACGCGGCACGGGAGGGAAACTAAGAGACGCTGCGATCCATTGGGCAGGGGGTGCGCAGCCGGTAGATGACAAGACGGATGATGACGCCAAGGCATTTGGCTTGATCCTGCCCGTTGAGAACAAGCCCTCAAGGCCTGAGGGCTTTGTGGTTTGGGATGACAACTGGGAAACAGTGATGATGTTCCTGCGTATGGGTACGCAGTGGCAGGTGAGCATGGCGGGCTACACCGGGATGAAATATGAAGTGCTTCTGGGTGCCGGGGGGATGTTTGAGCTTTATGATGTCAAGGACCGGCGTGGCATGTTGGAAGACCTGCAGATCATGGAGACCGCAGCCCTAGCCGAGCTTCACAAGGAGAAAGCCAATGGCTAGGAACCGGATTGAGGAGCTGCTGGTTGAGCTTAAGTTCAAAGGCGGGGAAGAGCTTAAAAAGATTTCTGGCGGCTTCCGTGAGCTGGGGAAAGCGGTCAATCTGGCTGATGCAGATATTGAAGATGCGAGAACAAAAATTATTGATTATGGCAAGACTCTTGGCAATACCAATCAAGCCGTAAAAGGCACGATTCAAGCGCTCAAGGCGCTGCAGGACTCTACGCAACGCGGTGGAGAGGCTTGGATCCAGCTTTCGCGTGACGTTCTTCAATTTGAGCAAGCTGCTCGACTGACCGATCGAGAGATTGAATCACTGCGGCGCGGCATTGTTGCGGAAGCCAACGCGCACTCTCAGTCAGAAACTTCAATTCGTGCCCATGTAAGGGCCCTCCAAGAGCTTCGTGCTCAGTCTGTGCTTGGCGGTCAAGTCAATAGGCAGCTAAGCCAGACCATCGGCCAGCTAACGCAACAACTGGACCAGGCTGAGCAGGCCAGTCGGGCGCATTTCAGTGCGTTGAATCAGGCGCTTGCGGTGCGACCTGATGCTGTCCTTCGCCAATGGCAGGCATATACGCAGATCCTGCGTGATGTACGCGCCACTGCTGAGCAGGCTGCTGAAGCGCAACAGCGCTTGAATCAACTTGCTGGTGCGCCACGCATCTCAGCTCGTCGTGAACTTGTTGCCAGGGCTGGCATTCAAGCCGATCCCGCTTACCAGGAGCGCTTTGGTCTGGGTGGGCGATCCCTTGAGGCGCTGCCTGATGTACCTGCTGCCCTATCTCTAAGGCTGCGTGAGCTACAGGAAGACCTTAATTTCACAACTCGCAATACAGACCTGTATATCAGGACTCTGGTTGAGATGGCTGCGGTGCAGCGACAGGCATCTGCTACCACGCAGGGCTTTGCGGCTGCATTGCGTGAGCAGTTGGCATCTGGAGAACTGCCACGCACGCAAAAGAATTTGCAAGAGGTCATTGGCGCTCTGCGGCGCGAGATGGTCGAACTTGATACAAGCACTGCTACTGGTTCGCGTGCTTATGCCGAGAACGCTGCGCAGGTGCGTGTACTGGAGCGTGAGTTAAATCAACTTGCCAATAGCTACCGCAACGTGGCCGATATGGCGGTGCAAGCCGCCACGGCTGAGCGCAGTGCTGCGACGGCACGTGTGACGGCGCTGTACATGAACAATCGCGCTGTGCGCGATCAAGCGCAGGCGATGAGTGAGTTGGGCAATGCAGTGCGTTCTGGCATTGCTGGCACGCCATTGATGCTGCCCGCTGCTGGGCAAACCAGCGCCCCAGGCACTGGATTGCAAGTCAGTGGTGGTGCTCGTATTGGCGGGCCTTCTGGCAATATCCAGAGGGTGCTGACACCTGGCACGTTCCCAGGCGAGCGTCAGCAAGGGCCTGAAATATCGCCTGAGCAGGCAGACAGGAATCGTCGTGCCTATATCTCTCAGATTGATGCTGAGCGCCAGCTTCGGGAGGCAAGAGAAGCTTCTGAAGCGCAGCTGCAGGGCTACAGGGCTGAAATCAGTAAGGCTGCGCAGGCCAATGATGGAAGCATCAACAGCATCCAGCGTTACCGCGATTCGCTTGTAACGCTGCGCAATACGCTCCCAGCCACGGGCAACGAATTCAGGAAGCTAAGTTCTCAAGTTGAGAGGTTGGATGCGCAGCTTGAGCGTGCGCAACGCCGCCGCCGTCGCATGAGCGCCATGGAGGCCACTCAAGCGGCTGGCGCTGTCATCAGTGGCGGCATCTTTGGCGGCCCTGAAGGTGCCATTGGTGGCGCAATCGGCACAGCAGTTGGCGGCGTGCCCGGCGCCTTTGCTGGCGCTGCCATTGGTGCGCAGGCAGGAATGATTCGGCAATCGCTGGGTCAGATGGCAGCTTTCACGGCTGAAATCGACAAGCAGCGGATTGCTCTGCGCAATGTGGTCGGCAGCCAAGCTGAGTACGAAAAGAGCTTGCAATTTATTGATGCCACTAGCCGCCGACTGGCGATTCCTCAGGATCAGTTGAACAAACAATTCACTCAACTATCGGCCAGCGTGATTGGGGCTGGTGGCAATGTTGACGCCGCCAAGTTGGCATTCGAGGGGATTGCCGCTGGTATCCGTGGCACGGGTGGCAACTTGAATGACATGGAAGCTGCGTTGCGGGCTACGGCGCAGGTGTTCAGCAAAGGCAAGGTAAGCGCCGAAGAATTGCGGCAGCAAATTGGTGAGCGACTCCCTGGTGCATTCACGCTATTTGCGCAATCCATTGGCAAGACCCCGCAAGAATTGGATAAGTTGCTGGAGGGCGGTGAAGTCGGACTTAATGACTTCATGAAATTTGTGCAAGCATTGAGTACCCGTTATGGCAGTTCTGCAAATGAAATTGCAGCCAGCAGTCAGGCTGCTGGTGATCGAATTCAGGTCACCTTTGCCCGATTGCGAGAAGCGGTTGGGCGTGAGCTGCAGCCAGTTGGCGCTGGCTTTCAAGACACGTTTGCGCGTTTGTTTGAAGAGGCTGAGCCCGGACTTGTGAGCGTAGCTAGCGGAATTAGCACTGTGCTGACTGCGCTTGGCTCCGCTGCCAATGCCTTTATTGAGTTTACTAAGCCAATTAGGGATTTTATTGGCACTTACCCTGCTATTTTTAGTGCTTTCTGGGAAAGTATCGGTCAAGACGTAACTGATTTATTCGATACGATTGGTTCTTTTTTGAACGGTGTATCATCTTTTTGGCTTGGCGTTTGGAATGGATTGCGCGATGCAACCAGCGCAGCTTTTCGCGCCGTTGGCATAGATATTGATTGGTTGGGTGAGCAATTTCAACGCTTTATCTCTTGGCTGGAGGGCGCTTGGGACGACGCATTTGTATTTATATCGTCCAGGTGGAAGGAAACAGTGCGAAATATGATTAACAATTCTAATCCAATCACATTTATATTAAAAAATGCAGGCATTGATGTGGGTGAAGCGGTAACAAAAGGCATGGCTGCCGGGTCGAGTGGTGGGAGGAGGCGTGGGCGGCCAGGCAGGAGGCCCAGGCAGACTACTAATTTTGATCTGTTCCCTGGTGGAGGAGGGGAAGGCGGCGACGGCAAGGAAAAGAAAAAAGAAAAAGTTGAGCTTAGTAGAGTCCCTCAACTTCTTCTTGAGCAGCGTTTGCAGGATGAAATTGGAAAGATACAGGACAAGATAAGGGAGGCACAATTATCGGAGAACAATCTGCTCGAGATCAGGCTCCAAGGCGAGCAGCAGCTCCTGCGCATACGTAATCAAATGGAGCTTGTCCAGCTCGAAGATCTAAGTCTTCAGGAGAAAGCACTGCGACTTGGAACTTTGCGCGGCGAACGCGACGAAGCACTTAAGCAAATTCAATTTAACCTTAACAAGGCCTTCGATGAAAACATTAAAAAAGCAACCGCCGGGCTTGATGATTTAACAGCCGGCTACAATGATCAAATCCTGAAACAAGAGAGGATCAAAGAATTACTGGCAAGCGGCATGAATCCCGAGCTGGCAGAGCAGGTCCTCCTAATTGAGCGAGCAGCCGAAAAAGAGACTGAATTGCTAACAATTGAACTTGGCAGGCTGGAGGCATTGAAGGCGCAAGGCAGCAAGCTAATAGACATACTAAAACTTGAAGAAGATATTGCACGCATACGCGGTCTTTTGGCGGGGATTGGCACAAGGAAGACTACGGCTATTGAAGGCGCAACTCAGGTGACACAGGAGCCTACTGACGCCAAAAGAGTGCGTGCGGCAATCAAACAGACTAGAGAGGAATTGGACAAATTGAAAGATCCAGTTAATCAACTTATCGGTGCTGCCACGGCGATTGGCGATGCATTTAGCAATTCGTTTAAAGGAGTGATCACTGGCAGCATGACTGCCAAGGAAGCATTGGCTGGCTTCTTCAGCAGCGTGGCCGAGTATTTTGCTGACATGGCGGCCAAGATGATCGCCCAGTGGATCAAGCTGGCGATCTTGAACACGATTGTAAGGATCTTCAATCCCATCGCTGGCGGCGGCTTTAGTCCACTTGGCAATGCTGAGGCGACAAGTTTCAATTTTGATCCAGGGGCAATGACTGGCAGCCTTACTCCAGGTGGCCTATTCGCCAAGGGAGGCACCTTCGCGCAAAACGGAATCGTCCCTTATGCCAAAGGAGGCATCGTCAACAGTCCAACGCTGTTTAAGTTTGCTCGTGGCAGCGCCATGGCTACAGGAGTCATGGGCGAAGCTGGACCTGAAGCGATCATGCCACTCAAGCGCGGTCCAGATGGCAAGCTTGGGGTTGCGGGAGGTGGCAGTGGCGCCACCACTGTTAATGTCAGTGTTGATGCCAAGGGCACGCAGGTGCAAGGTGACTCTGCACAGGGCGCTGCGTTGGGCCGTGTGATTGCCGGCGCAGTGCAAGCCGAGCTGATTAAGCAGCAGCGCCCTGGCGGCCTGCTTTCGGGAGGTAGGTAAAGCATGGCCACATTCACCTATGTCCCCGATTTCCCGGTACAGGAAAGTACCAAACCTCGTGTTAGCCAAGTCGTTTATCCCAGTTACGAGCATCGCACAACATTCGGCCTCAATCCTTTGCAGGACACCTGGGAGCTGACATTCAGTGGTCGCACCAGCGCTGATCGTGATGGCATCTATAGCTTTCTTCAAGCGCGTGCTGGAACCGAACCATTTCAATGGGAGACGCCATTTGGCGAGACGGCAAGTTTTGTCTGCCCTTCGTGGGATACAACGCTTGACTCTTGCAATTACAGCACTATCAGCGCCACGTTTGAATTGCAGTATTTGCCAGAGGGCCCCAACCTGACATTGCCTGCAGAGCCAACTGTTGCATTTTCTTGGATACCAGAATTCTCGGCCAAGCATTCGTTTGATAGCCGCGCACAGGTCACCACATTTGGAGATGGCTACCGCCAACGCATTGCCTTTGGCTTGCAACCGCAAGAGGAGACTTGGACGCTTGCATTTGATAACCGAACAAATGCTGAGCGCAATCAAATCCGTGATTATTTGCGCGGAGCTAAAGGCGTTACAGGATTTGTTTGGACCGATCCAAGGAGCGGTCAAACGGCTAAATTCGTCTGCAGCGAATGGAGTATTCAATACATGAACTTCAATAACAACAGTGTTGGCGCAACGTTCAAAAGGGTATTTGAACCATGAGCGCACC